TAACGCATGCGTATATTTTAACTACAGAGACAGCATTCCAGTCAAAGCCAGATGTTCTGTATAGTTGTTGAAGTTGTTTTGTTACAACAAAGTATCTTTCTGTAGCAAAATCGTATTGTCCGCCACTGCTGTCATCAGCAACTTCTGCTTCAAGTCTTGCAAACTGCGTTCCGCTTGTATTTTCAAATGAAACTAAAACTCTGGCTCTTTCTGGTTGAGTGCCAGCACCATATGTTCCATCTCTATTTACTATTGAGAATGCTAATCTTAGTTGGTCTGTTGGAGAATTTTTTGTAAAATCAACTGTTGTTCCGCTCAATCTAATATAATTTGATGATGCTCCTATTTCAAAAGTATCTTGCGTTGGACCGCTATCTGATTCAATATCAAGATCAGCCTCATTACCTTTTATCATAATTACATTATTTAAAAATCTTGGTCTTTCGTATCGTGCAACTCTTGGTGATTTAAAAAATATTGGATTATCTGCACTTGTTTGAAATACTGGATCTGTTACAGCAATAACGTTGTCATAAATTGGGGCATCTAGCGCATCAGATTCTGTGTCAATTGCTACTGCCGATGCTGCTGTTACGTATTGCCAGTTTTCTGTTTGTGTAAATGCAAATACTGTTTTGCTATCATAGGCTCCTGCAGATGGATTAGATCCTGCAGAATATATTCCAATTTCAGATATTTCATATCTTTCTTCTGTTGGTAGTTCTGCTGTTAGAACAATTTTATCTACACCGTCTTCGTTTACGAAACCTCTAGAAGATATTGGAACACGAAACATCTCAAAATCTAAATTTGTTTTTGTTGAATAATCTCCGATTTCATCGGCGGTATCTAGTGGAGTAGCACCACAACCAATAGCAATATACGAGGCATAGGCAGGGGCCTGTCCAAGTAAATACTTTGCAATAATAGATTTACCAATATTAGTTATCATGAGGCGTAGTCTCCAAGATCTGCTTCATATATTGTACCACTTACGCTAATTTGTGTTTCTACTTGTTCGTCAGGATTTACGTTAATAAATTCAATGATTAAGTCTCCTGCTGCGTTAAGGTATACGTTTTCTCCATTAGTCCCGTTGCCAGTTTCTGGAATTTTGTCTTCTAGTTTAATTGAAAATCCAGCAAAAAACTTATCTGCGGTTTGCTGTAGGCTAAGAATATTGTTTGGATTATACCTTTGTTGAATGGCTGAAAGGTTTTTGATTGGTTGGTATGATATTTTTTGTCCATTAACAATATCAGACCTTGTTATACTAATTAATTCTTGACCGCCAATATTTTCAAATATCTGATCAAACATTCCATCTGTAGGAACAGATTCTTCGTCAAATAATATAATGTCCAGGGTCGCTGTTTTAACTGGTGGTGGAGCAGCAAACATTCTTATTTCTGGTTCTGGTGCTGGAGGTGTTGCAGTAATGCTTGAACTACCTATAGAACCTCCAACTATTATTCCATCACCTGTATTTGTGTTTGTATTTGTAGTGGTGTTTGCAACGGTGTTTGTAACGGGATTATCAATTCTATTAATAGTTGCAGTAGCAAGTGCGGATGTTGCTTTATTTACGGCTGTGCTTGCGGCGGCAATCGCTTTTGCACTTGAATTTGGATTATCTAAAACTTTATCTAATTTAGCCATTGCTGTTGCAAGGCTTGCATTTGCCTGTTCCATTGTTGGTCCTGCTGCTACTGTTTTAGTCAGGTATAACTCACCAAAAGCACTCATGTCATACCTCCGCTAAATAAAGTGTCATGTCTGGACCGTTTATTTTCCTTGAATACTCAATATTATATACTATAAATCTAGAGTCAACTGAGGTAACTAAATCTAAATTATTAGAGTCTTTATAGTTAATTGTTACAATATCTCCAAGTTGAATTGTTGGAGTTGCAAATATTTTTAAACCAACTGATTTTTTAGGGACCATAAGTTTATCTATTATCCAGCCCATTAAATTTTCTGCATCATCTTGCGTTTGTATATATGGAGTATCTAACATAAACTCATTGTTTCCATAAATCATCCTACTTCTTTTAATTTCATCAAACCTTTGTTTCTCAACTTGCGGAGAAACAATTTGAGAAGAGCCAGTAAGTAATGGGTTAGAAAAATTACTACGTTTTTTAAAGTACTCGTCAACTGTTAACTCATGAGTAGTGTCTTGTGTAAAAGTAACTCCTTGAATTCTTAAATAGTTACCGCTTGTTTCATCAAGATTTAGGGCTGTGTCTGTAGCATTAAATATTAAAAACTCAGCGCCGTATGAGTCTGCATAAAACCCAGATGAGACATAGCCTTTAATGTTATTAAATGTTGGTGATAACTTGGCATAAAGTGCAGGGTATGCACGATCATACTTAACATCAAAGTAAGCACACTCTCTCATTATTGAGCCAAACTCGTCAAAGTATAAATTATATTTAGGTGGTTGCTGAGCACTAATTCCAGATAGGTAGGTTGCCTGAACGATACCGCTCATTGCATATTTTCTTAAAGACTCGCTAGCACTTATCTCGTTATCCCCAAAAGCAGATGATAGGGTTTCTCCAACTGTGAAGACAGTATTTTGAGAGTAGTTCTGTGACAACGCATAAATATTTTCAAACATAACTCTAGATGAACCACGAACAAAGGGAGCCATATTATTGTAGATTGGAAGCGGATCTGTGTCGTCTACAACTTTAATTAATTGATTATTAATGTATAGATAGAATCTTCTTGTTTTTCCTATGTCTTGATATTCTACTGCTAAATCATATACCGTCGGATTTTCCTCGCCAGCCATTCTATACTGACCAGTAAATCTACCATCGTCAACTGTAATCTTTGCTAGACCCCCGTAAAGTTTTACAGGAATTGCATTATTGTTAGATGCATCTTTTTTAATTTTGTAAAAAACAACATTGTTAATAGAAATATCTGATTGATTATCTTTATCTAATTGTAAATATGATTCTATATTGTCACTTGTCAGTGCAGCAATTTCAAAATAATATCCGTTGTTAGTTGTTGGATTAAGCAATACTGCCAATCCTCCTGAGCCACCACCTATGCTTACTGGCTGATCTGGTTGAACTCCAGAAACCTGATAATATGTTGTGCTTCCATTTGGGGTTTGACTACGACGCTCATTGTTTTCAATCTTGCCAATAATACGCATTCTTGTTCCAAAATGCTTATAAGAATTATCTAATTCTTTATAAACGTAAGATACTAAATCAATTGGGGTTTCAGTTGTTTCAAAAGTTGGTCCGTTCATTACCAAGGCTGATGATTGAATTGTTCCAGTTTTTGAAGATATGGTTGAGTTAACTGGAGTCTCCGTTGTATAACTTGAAGACATAAAGTTTTTAATTGTTCCACCTCTTGATGTCTGTTGGGCTTTAGAGTTACTAACTCCTGCTGCTCCAGTTGTAGTTGCTGGTAAAGAAATATCTTCAAGCAAAGTGGTTGTAAATAAATATTGAGTTTCCATATCACAGCCTCTAACATAAGTATTATCTGACCAATAGGTATCTATTCCAGCAGTATGACTTGTTATTGTTGTTCCAAATTGAGCACGGCCATGTTCATAAACTGCTCCATTTTGTAAGCGAGTAACACCTTCAATTTCTTCATAAAATGGAACTGTGTAAATTCTTACTAAGCCAGTTGGATATATTTTTCCGTTAAATGGTAATGATCTAAAAAAGTTTTGATACTCTTGATTATTAGTAATCCAAACATTGCTGCTACCTTGTCTATGAGAAACTCTCCATGCTTGAATCTCTTCACCTTTTTGCGCTTCTGTAATTTCTCCATTTGCAATTCTTTTGTCTAAATCATCAATAACGCTTGATGGCGCTAATCTTCCAGGCAAAACAATTTCTGGTTTAGATTCATTTAAATTTATACCGTCTGATAATATTGGATACCAAATTGCAAGGGTAACATTAAATTGTGCAGCATCATATCTAATAACTTCTCCGTTAGAATAAAAGTATCCTTGGTATCTTGTAAGCCAATAAACATTTTCTCCAAGATCAAAAACATTATTTACTATTTTACGACCAACTACACTTGGTGGAGATACAGTAAGGTCGGAGTTTAATGGCATTGCTCCTAAAACATACTTGCCTTGTTTAGATGCAACCTCGTTAATTGTTTTAGTTGAATCTGTTCCAGATACTTCCCATAAAAGTGAGGGCTTATAAATCCAAGTCTTATCTATATCAATCATATTTGCTTGACGAATAGATCCATAAGATCTTTGAATGTATCTAGTTGTGTAATTAATTTTTCCGTTATTATAAACTTTTTTATCTTGAGATGCAATTGAAATAATATTTGGAAGCGTTCCAGATGACAAGTTCTCAACAATACCGCTAACAGATTGATTGTTAGATCCAGACAAAGTCATGCTGGATGTTCTGTCATTTATGTCTGGAAGCATATAGTTTTTGCTCATTACGATAAAATTATTGTATTCATCAAAAAACATTGCTGTTTGTGTAGACACGGCAAGTTGATTTAAC